CCAATATGGCGAGTTACAACTACGCTAATATCTAACTCATCAGCGGCACCTGAAGCTGATTTTATCCTACCCCACAATTTAGCGTTTGCGGGAGCGTGACAGCCCAGTATTTCAAGAATCTCCTTCTCCAGTTTAATGGGTGCTCCTAAAAGCTTAATCCGTCTTTCCCCCATAATCTGTGCTGTGGTTGGGTCAGTTCCAGCATCAGTGCTATAACCTAACTGAATAAGAAAGGTAGACATCGCATCTGTTTCCTCTACCACCAAACCTATTACCTTGTAAATAAAACCGATAGTGTCTATTGGCACTACCTCTGCCCAAGCCCCAAAGGTATCTGCCGCACCAGCACATATCAGGGTTTGTGTCACCCGTGTGTCCTGTGGATAGACACGGGTTCGGGCTTCGTCTTTATGTGCTATGACAGCGGTATCATGCGAAAGGGTATCAATGGTATCAGCTACATCACCAAGAGCAATAAGAATGTGGTCTTCAAGGGTATCAATATTATCAATGATGGTAGCTACGCCAGCTTGAACCACTAGTAAAAGGAGACGGTTGGTCTCAATGGCAGTATCTATGTCATCAAGTTCATTATCAATGCCTTCAAGGTCATCAAGAATCCAATTGAAGTAAAAAGCTTGCCAAAAAGCTATCCCATCCAGTAAATTTAGGACGGCAGTTAGGTCTGCTGGATTCCTTACACCCTCTCCACCACTCATGGTCTAGTCCCTTCACTGATAGATAGGGCTGCAAGACCACTAGCACTTATTCCATTTATATCGCCTAAAAAGAGATTAGCCGTTCCTATCCGATATGAGCTTCCATAAGTTGTTAAGGTTATGCCAGCATTTAGAACGGCCACACCACCCCTCGAAAGGGATATTGGCTCAACGGGTTTCGAGCTAACATTGATTATCTCAGCATCTACCCTTCTTTCATTGGCAGCTAAAATCACACCAGAAACAGCGGGTGCGACAGTAGCTGTAGGGATTGCTCTATCTATAGGGAATATTCTGGGGTCTGGCATTTTTACTCCTTATGTATATTTCCTTATTTAAGATACACTTATCCCTAGAGCATTCCCATCCCTCTCCGTTTTCAAGATAGGCACACTCACAGAATAAGCAGAAATTAACATTCTCACAAGGTCTCATCTCTGCTCCTATTTATAAGTTACTGTGAAATTACCTACAACGGTAGTAAATACCATGTGGATACCTGTTTTCATCTCACAATCATATGTGAATGTGATGCCTTGATAAGAAACACTAAGTCCAAGAATGTCATAAGTTGCAATTATCGTCAGAGGGTCAGAAGCATCGAGAGCATCATAGACAACAACAGTACCACCGACAGTAGTTATACCGTTTAATACTATAGTATGTAAGACACACGGTCTACTAACTACAGTTCCAGTTCCAGTCACATAGGCTTTTTCCCAAGGAAAATCCGCTATTGGATTTGGCATATTAAACCTCCTATACATCTAGCCGAGAGAGGTAAAGGAGCAAAACCCCTCCCGACTAGCAGGTTTAGTATTGTCTATTCTCCTTTTATGCTATTGTGTCGTCTCCGCCTAGATAAGTGGCTCTCCAATCAAGCGTAGTCCCACCAAAGACTAAACGCACTCTGTAAAGCACATCGTCAGTAGCAAAATCACCACTCATCGGGCCGATTGCCCCACCGCCTACAGTTACCTTGTCGCTTGCCTTCATACAGATTTCAGGTCGTTCGTGTCCTTTAAGATGAGCAAACTCCAAAGCCGCAATATCCTTCGGGTCAGCGAACAGATACCATTGAGTTGCAAGGTCAGCGGCGCTACCATATATTGCCAGATACGGGTCAACAATTAAAGTCAGACCATAACCAGCTATTACATTGGTTGTTGGCCAAGCTGCTCTTGCCGCAGGAGCTGGGGATAGCCACTGCTTAGTGGCTGAAGTCAGGATTTGGCGAGCAGTCATTTCGAGGGCTGGGGGTACAACAAGGTATTTAGCCCTGTTCATTATTGGGTTGCCAGCAGCATCTAGCACGCTAGACATAGCCTGTACCCCTGCCTCAAGGCTGGCAATGGTTAAAGCGGTTGCCACAACATTGCCTTGTGCAAGGGTATAGAGTCCCACATTCCCAGCATATGTAGAGGTAACTACATCGTGCTCAGTCCTTACCGCAGCTCTGGCAAACCTCTCTGGTGTATCCTTGAGGGCACCGAGGTCATCATTGATTAGTGCCTCCCAAGAGATGTCAAACTGACGACCATATTTGTCTACTGATAGAGCGTATCGTTTCCAGTCCTCCATTAGTTTCATTAAGTCAGGCATATTTTCCTCCTGTATTTATATCTTGATAAACTTATCTAAAGCCATCAAGACGGCTGGTTCAACCTCCAACGTATCAGGTAGAGTTACTATACTAAAAACCACTTCAACTTCCTGAGCCATTAGTTCCCCATATTCCTCCATAAATTTCGGGAAGCCCTCGCTTTGAGGGTCAACCCTAGTTTGCGTTGGATTATCAGGGTCTTGTTCGCCATAGGTCTGGATTAGTCCTTGCCGCACTTTCTCAATGACCTGTAATTGGGTCTCAAGTTTAGCGGCAAGTTTAGCCAAACCATAGCTTGCCTTTACGGGTAGCTTCTCCTGTATTAACTTTTGTAGTGGTTCTTTTGCGTTAAAGATTTCTCCGTTTGTTAGTTTCACTGTTTTACTCCTTTTCTCATTGCCTTAGTTAGCGTTTCTGCAAAGTATCCAATAGTTAACATTATTAACTAGGAACTTCAGGGTATGGGTAACTACCAAATCCCCGCTAGATGCCGTGAATAGGTTGTCTGCATCATTGGCCACGGGATAAGTTCCACCTTGGTCAAGAATTTCAAAGATGTTGTTGACTCTATCCCCTGCGATTGCGCTGTATTCCTGAATTCGTATCCAAGAAAATGGAAAGTTGTTATGTCCTGTCCCAGTAAAAGTGCAATTGCTGGTTAAGAGGATGATGCTAGTAGTATCCATTGCACCAGCACCAGATGCAATTTCTAGGTCAAATTCACCAACGGCAGCATAACCAGTAACCCAATTATCATCGGCTGTCCATTTAAGAACTCGCCGCAGAGCTTGAGCTGAATTACAAGATGCCGTGCTTATGGTTAATGCTAGGTAGTCACCTTTGGGATAGCCTCCGCCTGTTGCCTCGTAGTGGTATTCGCGAAATCTCTTGCCAGCGAGGTCATTTACATACACATCTCCACTTGCACCAACCTGCTCTGTCGCATCATCTGGACCCCAATGGACTTTGACAGCGATTACAGCAGTCGCAGCTTCAGCAACTCCACCTAGAGCATACCCGAAATGAGCATTAGTATTTTTGTTGTCATCATTGCTGATTACAGCTGTGGTTTTGTTGATGTATAGTTGGTCACCAACGGTTACGGCTCCATTCCCCACCGTGGCATCCACTGTCAGGTAAAAGATTCCCTCGGTATCAATAGCGACATAATCAGTGGCAGCGGTGCAAGTCGTGAGGGCTACCCCCACAATATCGTCACCAACCATACAGGGATGACCCTTCTGTTGAAAAGCGTGAGCTGGGTCAAGCGTGGTTATGTCACTTTCAAGAAAAGTAAGATGTCTGCCCTCGTAAGTAGAGCTAATTTCATTATTCTCATCAGCAGCAGCTCCTAGGGCATATACACCAGTTCCTTCTGTAGGCATTTGTATTTCCTCCTATAATTTTGATTTATTTGTCTAATATGACAGATTCAGCCTCGTTTACCGTGAGACCTTATCCCCTTTCTAGTGCCCAGAGACAGCAGTTTCAGCCAATTTCTCAGCTTCCTCTTCTGACTCACCTTGAGCAATGTAACTCTTTTTGAAGCTCTCTTTTAGAGCCTCTTTGTCCTTGTCGGAATCAGCCTGAGTTTGACCGAGTCCTTTTACCTTACCTGCTTCGGATAATTTGGCGATGTAATCAACTTCTGATTTAATCGCTTCCTCAATCCCATCAGCAGATTCAGCGTCTTTGAAACTATCAAGTATCCGCTCTTTAGCAGCTTCGGGTAGCTCGGCCTTGTCTACAGCCTCTTTTACAGTGGCTTGTGCTTCAGCTTTTGCCTTATCCTTCTCTGCCTTTTCAGCAGTTTCCTTGAGCGTGTCCCTCTCGATGGTCAGCGTTTCAATCTGGCCTTCGAGTTCTGTAATCCTTTCCGCATCTTCCATATGTTTCTTAGCCTCCTTGATTATTTCCGCCTTAACCTTGGCTTCAATTTCTTTCACCAAGTCAGGTCGTTTCTCCTTTAGTGTAGATAGTTCCACCAAGTCAATATCGTATCTTCGGTCTGATTCGTATAGAGTAACAACTCCACCGGCACCAGGCTCAGTTACGAAATCAACTGACCTACATGCAACGAGTTTCTCTATCACCAGCGTTTCCTTGCCATCAACAGTAGATTTAGAGGCGCTTCCCACCGCATTGATTGAAATGCCCATTTCAGATAGCATCTCTTTATCTCGCAGTGAAGCTAACTTCTGCATCAACCATGGCTCGACAATCTCAGCCACGCCAGTTACAATTCCATTCTCATCACACGCAACTTCAGTTAAAGTAGCAACCCAGTCCTTAATCGACCGCTCAGGACGAGCTTTGTCTTCTTCGTCTGTCGGGTGGTCGGCATACATTTTCATGCCTTCAAATATCTTATAATCTCTTTTTAAGACTTCAGCAGGATAATATCTGTCCTCGGTGGCATTGAAACCAGCCTTGATAACAACTACTGTGGCACGTCCTTTGTCAAACTTGGCTTCGGTTAAAGGCATATAGCCTTTTATTAGTTCTCTGGTTTCTCTCTCTTTAACCCACCTTGGTATATCTTCGTCTGCTACATCTAATTTTCTATATTCACCCCTTATCTTCCTTTTAACAGCAGGTAAGTCTGCGGAGGGTATTGCTACTTTCTGACCCCTGAATCCGCCAGGACTAAGAGCTGCTGCTGCTCTGCCTAATTGCGCTCGGGTAACTTTTTTTGTCGGGTCTTCCCAAAGTCGGAGCTTCCAGGTTGTTGATTTCTCAGCGTCTGGAACATAGGCAAAGGCAGCAGCAGGGAACTTAATCCCATCTTCTGTTTTCATCACCGCTTGCTCTTGAATCCATTTTAAGGTTGACTTAGCCTCTTTCAAGGCTTCTTTTGCTTTCTTTTCTTCAGGCTCATCTTCGGATGATAAGAGCTCCTGGCATAGTGCCACAATCTTCTTAATCCGTGCCGAATCTAAATTGGCATTCCGCCTGCCTGCTTCCTGTATAATCTCAGAGTATGTAGTCTGTAAGGATTCCATTGGTTTATAGACTTTAGTGCTTAATACCTTCTTGGGTTCGCCGAAAGTAGGTTTGCCATCATCATCCAATTCATAACTGGATTCGTAAAGTTGCCCATCAACATCATAAACAACCTTATCCCCAAAGACTTCATCAATAGTCAGGTTTTTGGGTATGGGTACCGATTGCCCTATCTTGTATTCCGACATCAAAGCTGTTTGAAGCAGCTTGCTCTTGTTTTTGTCACTTAACATAGATTCCCTCCGTTCTCCAATTTCCTTTGCCCTCATTCTAGTTTTACATTCTGGGCAGTTTTGAGTGTTACATTTAATATCTTCAGCAACAGTTATTTCCTTGTCGCATTCAGGGCATACGCAGATATGTTCTCCGTGTGGATGGACAGCCTCTTTAGCCACCCATTTGTCTTTTACTTTTTTATAAGATTTCTCAATCTCAGCCCAAGCGGTTGCGTGAGCCAAAGCCTCTTGTTCCTTCCCCCTATCCTTGTATTGTTCCCACGCAGCATTAAAAGCCTTCATATAGATTTCTTTGGCATGGGCTGGTAGGGATTTCACATTATCAGGCAATTCACCTACTGTCGCATATGGCATCATTTCCTCCTAAATAAAAAAGAGGAACGATAAACATTTCTGCCTATCGTTCCTCGATTCAGCCTCTTTCTATTCAGTTAGTAATTATCTATCTTGTCAGGCGGCAACCTGTGGAAGCCTCCCAGCAATCTATTTAATTGTTAATCTAATTAGCTAGGCAATTGTTTTTTGCCAGCCGATGGACTTATCTCTCTACCATACACCTGTACATACCACTCTGTATCATTATTACCCTCAAACACAAAACTCACCAAGGTGTATTCTATGCCTTCTCTCTCTGTATCTTTCCACTGGATTCTCTTTAATGGCCGCCCAGCCAGCCTTTCTGAAAGGATACTAATCTCAGTCTCGTATTGACTCACAAGGTTCCTCCTTTAATCAGGGTATGTTCGCTCAATAGTAACTAGGGTTTTCTTCCCTGCTCTAATCTGAATGCGAACAGTCCCATATTCAATATAGCACTTCCAGTCTATCTTGTCTAATATCTCCTTGAGTTGTGCATCTTGTGATATTATACTGCTTAATCCTTTCCTTGTCAAATGCCCTCTTTAATTCCTCATCTTTTTAATCTCGCAGGAGCTATGCTTTCAGCTAATTCCTTGTTCTGCCATTGAACTAGTTTGATTTGTTTCAAAAGTTCCTCATTCTGTCGCTTTAATTCTCGAAGTTGCTTATCCTTGCCATCAATAAAACCTTTACCATAACCATCCCGATAACCCTTGCTATGTCCTCTGCTATGGCTACCCCTTATTGTAAGCTCGAGATTGTCCTCAAGGTTATCTGACTTGTTTTCTAGGCATTTCAATCCCCTCTCTTAATGAGACGACTTGGAGCTATTACACATCTACAATCAGGGTGTTGAGGCGGGGCCATAACCCCACCACTAAAAGTCTGACCTACTGGTATAACGCCTTCGTTCTCATTACCCTCACACTCTTCACTCACCCTATCATCACCAGCAGTTATCCATTCCTTGCCCTCTATACCCATATCAGCCATACTGTCAAGGCTGGCGGCTGATAGAGCATTGGCTGTCTCAGTACGAGCAATAAGTTCAGCTCTGGATGCTAATGTTAATCCCTTAATGTCTGAAGGAGCACCCCTAGCCATCCAGTTAAACTTATGGCGTATATCACTTTTAATTCCAGGTATCCCACGTTTATTTTTTATCCCATCGGCTATGACATTGGATATTTGCTTTCTGGTTTCTACATTAAGCCCATCAACCAATTTAGCCTTTGATACATGACTTCTTGCCCAGTCTATCGCTTTTGAAATAGGCGGGCCTTCGTAAGCTATCGGGATGCCTAGCTTGGTTTTACCATAGCTTATCATCTCGGCTTGACCTGAGATATAGGTTTCCGTTAATAGTCCTTCTATTTCCGCCTCTATATTCGTGCTAAAGTGAGCAAGCACTTGGTCAATGATAGGTCCAATATCATCAAATAGACCCTTCGGCATTGTCAACTTGGTTTCTCCAGCTCCTGCTTAATAAACTCTTCGGCAGATTGTGCGGTAAAGTACTCCTTTTTACCAAAGGTATCCAGTAGGCTGAGAATAATTAAGCTCAATAGTTAGAGTACCACCAGATATACCTTTCATGGTAAATGGTGAATTATCAACTGTTTCTTCTAGGATACGAGGAACCCATTTAATGTTTTGTATGTTACCATCTTTGGCTTCCCTCTTTATCCACTTCCATAAAGCATCGGGATTACAGATGTTTTCCTTTGCTATTTCCATTCTACTACTCCTTTCCTATGTCTTTACTTAGTGGCATATCTTACCAGCCTAATAATAGCCCCCATTGGATAACATATTGCCACACAAATACAGGCAAGTATAAATTGAAGGAAGCCCTTATTTTTTGTAGCTAGTCTAAATGCTTCACTTAGAGACACATCCCTTACCCTCTCTTTCTCTGCGGAATTTCGAGGTATGCCTTCTAGTGCATCAATATCATCAGCAAGAATAACATCCCATCTAGGAAGTGTTCCTATAGGTAATTCACTTTTATTAAGTTCCAACATTTAATTTATCACCCTCTTTGGGAACTTTCAGTATGACTTGGAATCTTGGGTTATCATCGTCTGTGTGAAAATAAAGATTCACACAAGCTAGCTTTGGTTGTGATTCCATTTTCGCCAATGTTCTTATTACACTCTTTGCAAGAGCCAATAATACCTCTTGGTATCTATTGAATTGGTGGAATAATTCGTCCACAATATCAAATTCTGGCTCATCTTCCCAGTCCTCCATTTCCCCCATCTCGGCGATTCTCCCGAATTTAAGTATTTTATCATTGGATAAGTCCCATGAATTAACGATTTCGGTGTTCAGGGGCAAATGATAGTGATAATTTTCTATAGCAACCTTTAATCTCAAATCTGCTTCAAATTTCTCTTGTTTGCCTACAGTAGTTTCTGTATTTCTTTGGGTTGAGTTGAGATTTTCCCTTGCCACAAGTAATGCTCGTTCCCAAAATTGATTCATGCTATCTAATTTATCTTGAGTCATTTCCATAAGTTTACTCCTTTTGTATATCGAGGCTAGGGTTGGGCAAGGTGGGGAGTCTTGCATCTGTTCTTACGAACCGTAATAAACCCAATATACTACTTTCAGCCCTAGCCTCAGATTCTATTATACCATATCTACCATTCCCAAACTAGAGAACCGTCAAGGCGAATAAAACCAAGAACTTGCTCTTTGCAGTTCTCAATCCAGCCCATCCATCCTGTTCCCTTTGGGTTACTATATAGCCTTACCTTCATCACTCCTCCTTTACATACCTATTGTATAATGAATTTAACTTAGAGTATGGAAACGCCTTCTCCAGCTTATTGAAGTATTTATTTAACTCTTTTTCTAGCCTTCTTCTTTTTTCTCGGTTTTTTAGGCTGTTCGGGTTCGCTGGGATTGAGCTTTCCAATATCTGTATTACTTGGTTCAGTTCCGCTATCGTTTGGGTGTTCAAGGTCATCTCCATTGTCATCTTTCTCTTCAAAGAACCCTAGTAGTTCTCTTTTTTTTACCTCGTATGTCTTGCCCGCTTCACAATCGCAAATCTCAACTAACAACCCGTGTTCGTGTTCTATAAACCCCCTATCTTGGCACTTTTCACATATAACCACTTTTACTCCTTTTTAAGACTTTCCCTGAATTGTTTTAAAGCTCTAGATAATGCTATGTCGGGATTTTTCTTAACCTCTTTTGCCAACTCATTCAATACTTCAGCAGGGTCATTCACTCCTAAGGTCATTAGGGCTATCTGCTTGACATCATCAGAATCGCCAAGAGCTGGTAAAACCTGTAATATCTGGACTATAGCTGTCGCTGCCGCTGCCACATCCTCTGGTGCGATGGCAGGGAAGTCCATATCAACATACTGCTTATCTTCTTTAATCCCATTATGTGTAAAAACTATTTCGTTAATATCCTTATAAGTATCCTCCCACACTTTCTGATACGATTGAAACATCTTCATCATTGGGAGTTCTACAGTCTTGGCTGTTGCTAAATTCCCAATAGATATATCTCCAAAATATTGCTCAGGAATACCTACGGCAGCAGCTATCATCAGCTTAATCTGTCGCCCATCTTGATATGCCTGCTGTGCTCCCGTATCTGTTTTAATCGGTGTGGTATCAGAGCCTAAATTCTCTATTAGACTAGAGGCTGCATTTATCTGCTGTTGATGAGTCTTGGCTTTAATGGCATTTACAGCAGCTTGCCCACCCTTAACTTTCGTATGCCAGGCAAACTTAGCCAACGCCAGCATAACCGCTATTCTGGAAGCCATAAACTTGGTATAGTATTTTATCCAAATTAGAGCTGGTAAGAGCAACGGATTCCCTCTTTGCCCAATTGTGTTATAGGTTAAATGATAAACTAAGGGTGCATCACCCTCTGCTTTGACTATCTTATTGCTGGCATCTTTGGCGGGTTTGTTTTTGGGATTATTGGTTGAGGGATAAAATGCATCGTGAGAAGCCCCCTGTGCATCTGACCAAGTTCTTTTATAAAACCTCACATCTTCTTTGTCGTCAGAATCAGTAATTATCTCTGTAATTTCAAGAGGATCAATCATCCGTATCTTAGCTTCTTTGACCCCTAAAAAGATTGCGAAAAATACCTCGCCGTCAATTAAGAGTTTATCAGAAGATTTGCGTTGCCCTCGTGCCGATAGGATATTCTGATTAGCCTTAGATTCCCAAAATGCCTTCCTAACTTCTTCTGTCTTATCTTCGTCTGAATGAGATGTCATGCCCTGACCGAATGTGTAATCAGTCCATAACCTAATAGCCTGTTTTCCCAGAGGGTCTTTAACAGAATACAACCGGGATAATTTAAGATTAGTTATTCTCTCAGCGCCCGATATTATCTCTCCTGTTTGAGCACTTAGATTTACCCACCCAGCATCTTCTAGGGCAAGGTCGGCCTCAACACTGGCAGTAGCTTCTCTGATTATTAAATCTAATTCATCCCTTGGTGCTAGTTCCCTTAAACGAGTCTCTTCTTGTTTCTTCACGCTAACTCCAAATCTCTTACTGCTTTCTTAAAGGGCTTAATTCCAACTCCTTTACTGCTTCCATTGAATCGTAAACTATAACAGCTTCTTCAGGTTCAGCTTCTTCAGAAAAGCCCATTACCGCATATCTCCTTGAGTCCATTCCATGACTCCAGATATGCGTTGTCTTTTCAGTGAGTTTACCATTCTTATCAGACTTGTACCTGAAGTTCCTTTGTTCCTTAATGCAGTTTAAGGAATCCTTTGTCCAGTATTGTTTATACTGCCTTACTTTCTGATGACCGTATTCTACACTCCCTGGTCCCTTCGGGCACCCCTTGATGTTAAACCCCATCCGATAGATTTCTTCTATCGATTTAGGTTCAGCAGAATCAGCCCATATCTCATCTGATTTGATTACTCCGAGTTCTTCCATTCTGGTAGCAATGTCCTGATTAGTAAGCCCCGCTTCGTAAATCAGCTCCTGACTGTGTATCTCATCAGGAAATATCTTGTGCCTTGTTAAGGAAGCAGGGTCACCAGAGAACCCGAAATCCAACCCGTACACTAGATTCCCTTGAGCGGGTAAATTATCAACCTGATTGAATAACGGATAGACAAGTCCTTCTATTCTACCTATCAGACCCAACCCATAGATGTTCCACCAGTTCGGGTCTTTATCCCTATTGGATTCTATGTTGTCTACAACCCCTTGAGGTATGACATCAACAGCATCTAAATAGGTTGAATGTATGTAAGCACTACTCCCCTCTGCTAACCATCCGGGTATTACTTGCCCCCTTGAATCCTCATATTGATGTACCCAAAATTCACTAACGGGATTCCAGTCACAGAAGGTGAACTTATTGGTTCGTATGTCTAAACCACGAGCTGCATCCCATGGTACGTTGTTTGCCTCATTGATAAAGAGTATATCCCTTCTCGGCCCCCTTACCTTGTCAGCCTCATCAGCTCCAAAGAACTCTATCCTCCCATTGCCAAACGAATAAAACTGCTCTGTCTTATTGTACCGGGGATTGTTCTCAGGACTCTCATCTAATATGTTAAAGAAGTCCCTTATCGCTCCTCGTTTAAGATGGGGGAGACTCTCGCTTACAACCGATATGAGAAGCCGTGATTTGGCATTCTGGGCGATTAAAATAAGAAGCTGAAGGATAGACCAAGTTTTACTCGAGGCTGTGCCCCCTTCGTTTAACGCCCTTCTCTTACCCGATAGCCAAGACTCGGCATTCTCTTCGTATATTCTGGTAGTTGTTATGTCCACTAATTACCATTCCCAGCTTACAGAACCATCAAGGCGAATAAACCCAGCAACCTGCCCCTTGCAGTTCTCTATCCATCCCATCCATCCAGCTCCTTTCGAGTTGCTGTATAACCTGATTCTCATTGCTCCCTCCTTTAAAGAAACATTCCCCCTATTGCTATCCCACCAGCCACGCATATTAACTGCCATATTAGCAACTGCCACCACTTGAATACATACCTAGTCATTTCTTTCTCCCTTTAGTCCCTTTATTTGCCAGCAGGATACCTAAATCCCGCCTTTCGGCTGACAGGTGGCTACTATTCTGTCCTTTCCCCTTCTACGAGTCTCTCAGTTAATTCCTTTGCCTTGTCGGAACCAACGTTTATATTTACTGTCCTGTTATCTACATTAACCACACCTTCAGCGTATACCTTCTCCATCTTATTTAGCTCTGTAATAGCTTGAATGGGGTTGTGTAGTTTGACCTTAGTAATGACCGAGTTATCCTCATTGGTCCTTGAGGTTATCTCTGCTATCGCTTTAGTATGTGGTGATTCCTTTCCTATGTTTAGCCAGGCGCCATCAGCACCGGTCTCTTGATAGTCTGTTAAATTGCCTCTGGTTATCTCGGTTAATATCTGCTTACGTTCTTTGACTGTAGCAATGGACTCGTCTTCCGCCTTTTGGGTTAGCTCTGCATATCTTGCCTTAATCTTATCTCTATTGGCTAAACGACAAGCATGAGAATCAACAAGCGAAAGGGCATAATTGGATGAATAGCCAGCCTGAATCCAAGCCTCTCTCTGGGTCATACCCTTAAATAGATTTTGTGTAAAAGTTTCCTGTTTTTGAGTCAACCTTCTTTTATTTCGCTGCTCTTCTTCCATCTATCAATCCCTGCTCATAACCATCCTTGTATCCCCGGGAATGTTCTCTCATATGTTGCCTATGGGAGTCAAATAACTCTAGGTTCTCTAAGCGATTATCACCCCTAATACCATTCTTATGATGGACTACTTCTTGAGGCTGAAGACATCTACCCAACGACCTTGCCACCATTAACCGATGCTCAAGAACATAATGAAGCCCATTAGCCATAGGGTAAAGAGAATCGCTAGGGTCTAGGTAAACCATCATATAGCCCTGACTATGCCTATAGCCACCACCCTGCCATCCCGGGTGATTCTCTCCCTTAATGTCACGCTTCATGCTCGCTTGCTTACCGCCACAACTCTTACACCTAAACCACTTTGTCGTCCCATCAGTATAGGTAGCAACCCACCTTTCCCTTCCACAGTCTATACAGGCGTGCCAGATATAATTTTTACTATTCACTCGTTTTTGTGTTAGTTTCATTTAACCTTTCCCATATGTCGTCTTACTTGTCCCGTGGAACGATTATCCCTAAATACTCTAAACTGTATGCACCCTTATAAACACGAAAATCAAACTTATGCACTAACCCACAATCACAGCAACATAGTTTGTATCCCTTGCGCAGAGGCTGTATCCATTCCCCGCCGTTAGCATATTCTAACCGCATTTATCCCCCTAACCTCTTCTAATAGGGATTGCCAATACTTGCCGTCTATCCAAACCTCAATAACATCGCCCTCGGGTGCTCTTGCTACATCCTGCGTTGCCTCAATATCTTCCACCACTTTCTTTAACTGGGCTTTGGCTATACCCCTATCCTGCTCTTCAAGTACATCCTCTATTTCCCAATCTTCCCGCCATTCACTTCCACCGTTAGCTTTATCCATTGCTTGTATTATCTCTTCATCAGTTAGTAACATATTTTCTCCTATACAGCTATCACCCACCTTTTATCTGCTGTATTTATACCCGCCGACTTAACGGCTCGCCTTCTTTCCTTATCATCAGTTTAACTTAACATATCTATCCCACATCACAGGTAGGGTAATCATCAAATACTCTACAAAAGAACCCGTACCATCCCAGTTTTCAAGTAAAAGACGGATAAACTTCTTTTCAATTTCTACTTGATTGGCAGGTCTACTTTCTAAAATTATATCTAATCTATTCATCTAGGTTTCTATCCTAGTGTGTTTTATACAATGGGGCTGGTGAGCCTAGTGCTACTGTATTTCCTTCGCCTTGTAAACATTACCTCACCATTAGAGCTTCTTAATAGCCTCACCCCACCATCATATCTCTCCCACTCTACCGGGGGGAAGAACCCTACAGGACTCTATACCCATAAGATGCTCCCCCTTCATAATACGCTAGGGATTTGCATGCACCTTGCTATGACAAGAAGGACATAACCACTCCAAGTTTGCTAATTCGCCATTATGGTTATCGCCATCTTTGTGGTGAACGTGTAATCCTACCACCTCGCCACAATTGCATATCTCAAGAAGCCCCCGTTTGGCTGTTCTTCTATATTTAGTCCCTTGATATATCCTGGTATATTCTGGGTGCTCAGCTTTGTATTTGCGTAAGTGAGCCATACGCTGCTCGGGGTTGGCTATAGCCCAACGCCTCCAAGTCTCCCTATCAATGGCACGATGAGACTTGCGATAAGCTAATCTCTCACTGCGGTGTCGTTGATAGTATTCTCGTTGGTTCTCCCTACGCTTTTCTATGTCCGTATAAGGCATTACTTATTCCGCCACCATAGTTTTATTTACCTTGCATAATGCCAGAAAACCCACTCTTTGATTGCGTTACTAAAGGGTTTTCCTCCTTTATCTCTTCTTGTTGGGCTTCAATTCCAAAGGGACCCCTAGCCTCCCAATATGCCTTCTCTTCTTCTAATGTTTTGAATTGGGGTATTTCTTCTTGCTTAGTCACCCTATTAGTATATAAGATAATCCTTTAGTTGTCAAGTTGTAATAGCATTACTTGTCAATATGTATGAATAAATGAGTATGGGAGAGCTTGTAGGTATGGGCGATTACCCTAAACTGCCGACATTCCGCCACGATTATATTGACACACACACAATACTATGCTATTCTGTAGCTAATTAAACATGAAGGGGGATAAAATGAAATTCTGGGAAGCAATAAACTCCCTCTATGATTTAGACAAAGATAATATACATTATAAATGCCTTGAGTGTGGACATCATACTAGAATGGAATGGGCAATATGGCGACATATAGATGAAAAACACTCTGACAAACTTTATGAACTGAGTGGACGAGCACACGGTTGGCAAGATGCTCGGCTGGGGTGGGATTAAATAACCCAACAAGTTATAAGGGGGATTGAGATGAAACAGGGTTGTGGTAAGCAATTAAATATAGGTGATAGGGCGGTCAATCTTCACGGATTATATCTCTGCCTTGATTGCGATAAAAAGCATCATCATTCCCTAATGGCAGTTTATACAGAGGGTAATCTAATCAAACCGATAAAATGCGGTGAGGTGGCAAAATAATGGGACACTATCAGATGAACACAAATCGTGGTCGGTTGAACACAAAAAGTGGTCGCAAAGACCCTCGGTATGTTGAGGTGTTTGATACCTTGCGAGATATGGAATATACAGTTGGTGAAGCTCGCTGGGTCGCAAGTGAAGCGGTAAAACTTATGGATGAAAACCATTATTTAACAATAAGCGAAGCTATAACCAAGGTATTTGATTAAGCTATAGCCATCAAGTATAAGGGGGTAGGAAATGATAAGAGTATATGTTTGTAGGAATCTTGAAGTTCACAAATGGGCAAAATGTGGTGAGGTATACGATTATAACCCCAATGCCACAAAGCCCAAATTGACCAAGCCACCAGCTTGTAATGTATGTCATAAATGTATGGAGCTACTAACTGAATCCTAGTTTATTATATGAGTAGAACCTTAATAGTTGAATACTGGGCTACCTCAAATAGCAATATCGGGGCTGTGAGACATAACCTGGGACAACAGTAGTTGATTAGCCAACCGAAAAGGTATACTCATTGTGGCGACAGGCTACTAGCCCAGTATTGAGAGATTAAGGAGTATTAAATAAAGTAAAATAAGAAATACTATATTCAAGCTAAATAGACTAAAGTATATCAAGTATAAGGGGGTAGAGAAATGCCACTAGTAAAATATGAGCATAAGAACTTCAGGGTTGATACTATTGCCATTATTACAGATGCTATCAAGATTGTAGGGGATTATCAGCAACAAGGTTTCAGCCTGACCCTACGCCAGCTTTACTATCAGTTCGTGGCTAGGGGATTACTAGCAAACACGGACAAGAATTATAACAAACTAGGCAATATCGTAAGCGATGCTAGGCGGGCTGGGTTAATAGACTGGAACGCCATTGAAGATAGGACTCGCTTTCTGCGTAAATTATCTAGCTGGGACAAACCCCAAGATATACTGGAAACGGCGAGGGATAGTTACCATCGGGATTTATGGGCTAATCAGAATAAACGCCTTGAAGTCTGGATTGAGAAGGATGCCCTTGTCGGTGTGATTGAGGCTATTTGCCAAGAGAATGATATACCTTTCTTTTCTTGTAGGGGTTATGTATCCGACTCTGAAATGTGGGCAACAGCCTATCGCCGAATACTAAAATATGACAAAGGTGGGCAAGATACAATTATCCTCCACTTGGGCGACCACGACCCCAGTGGCATTGATATGACTAGAGATATTGAGGATAGGCTTAACCTATTTAGTGGCTATAAAACAAACCTAGAAGTCCGCAGAATAGCCTTGACAATGGAACAGATAGAAGAACAAAGCCCGCCGCCTAACCCAGCCAAGATGACCGACTCAAGATACGCCAAATATGTGTCAGAATATGGAGATGAGTCTTGGGAACTTGACGCACTGGAACCACGATTTATCTCTGACCTTATTAGAGATGAGATAGACCTTGAAAAAGACGAAGAAAAGTGGGAAGAAGCCTACAATCAACAGGAAGCCGAACGCAAGCAAATTGACGAGCTTATCAAAGGGCTTAAATCCTAGTCTATTATATGAGTATCAAATAAAGGGGGTATCTAATGGCAGTAAATAAGAAGATAGAATATTGGGATGAGCCTTCTGTTGCTAGTATGTGGGCAATAGATTATGCTCCCTATTATTGTAATATCTGTGGCGAGTTTGCAGGTTATCGCCCTCAGAATGCTAAGTTTATTGGTGTATGTAGCTTCAAGTGTGCCCGCAAATACCTTGATTTAATAAGAAGTGGGGAAATGCCCTATAAACCACAATTTGTATAGGTTAAGTAATGGCAGTATATCAACTCATAAGGAGGATTAGAGAATGTTTAGGGGAACGATAATACGGGGTGGCAAGTGGCGGGATAATCTATATTCGGAGGATAAAACATATGGTGATTTTCAAAAGCTGGATGATGCTATTAAATGGATAGCAAGGGAATCCAAAGAATTCAGGGGTGGATGGTCTGTGGTAGAAATCGCAATAAAGGAGATTGTAAGTGGAGCCAATGGCTAAGTCAACGAGATTTACAAGGAGTCGTGCCTTTATGAGAAAGGTTAGAGTAAGAAACAAAGTTCGTAGTTTGTAAACATTCGGCAAAAGATGTATACAAAGTCTAAATAAGGAGATGAGGAAATGACCCAATTAGTAGCAGACATCACCATCGCTGTATTGGCGATAACATTCCTGGTCTTGCCACTTATATCCTGGACTATTAAATATGAGCTTCAACTACGAAGTAAATTAAGGAGGGATAAATGAGACAGGTGATATCAAATGATAGCTCGGAGACAATCACGGTAGTTACAGACGACACAAGATTATCTATTAAGCAGGAGTTTAAGTCTTTACCCAGTGGATTTAATCAATACAAGACGATGATACTTAACCGAGAAAACTACAGAAAACTAAAAGCGATTGGAGACCCTTGGTTAAATGGAGGGTTGAAATGAAAAAGCCCACCTGTCCTGTATGTGGCAGCTCCAATGTCTATTATCGGATAACTACTCACGATTTTCAGTGCCGGAGATGCGGGTCTGCGTTCCCGAAAGAGGATTAACCACGCAATTTTCCTCTGTAATCTGAGTAACTTGCTCAAATAACAATTCTAAAACCGTTGCCAAGAGGTGACGGTTTCCTGTTTCTATAAGCAAAAGGGATATGTCGCATAAATTCTTGGATGTCTTAAGCTGTTCAGGTAAATAATCTATTGGCTTTGTCATTCAACTCCTCGCAAATTTCTTAAGCTTTTTTAATACAAGTCTTTCATTTACTAACTCATCCTGCCATATAATTAAAGTATTAAACCCATATTGGCGGAATGCTTCCATCCTTTGGGCTACATCAAATATCGGATGCCAATAAACTCCGAAAACTTCAATAACCTGTTTCTTGCCATTATAGTTAATAAAATCTGGGTTGCATTTGCCGAGCCAAACCTTCCCATCTCCAACATACTTGAATGGCAGTTTAGCTTCCTCCAACAACCGCATAACCAAACGCTCAGGCTTAGTCGGCCTACTGCGGTAATTAAACCCCCCGTGCCGGTGTTGGTAATCCATTTTACAAGAATGGGAACAAAATCCACCATACCCATACCTAACAAGGGCAGGATAAACATAAAATATATGCTTACATTGTTTGCATACTCTAGCTACTTTGCCTCCATTCCAACTAGGACTTAACTTGCCACTATGTGTTTTGTGAAATCTACGCCCATTAAGGGCAGAACTACACCGATAACATAAATCGGTTTTTCTACTATTAGGTCTTACCCAATGGGTTTCACCACAGTCTGAGCAAACCAATGGCCTCAAGATATGTCCATCATTTGACCGCTTTAATTGTTCAGGCAACCAGTCAATTTTAGTCATAACTCTATATCACTCTCTACTTCATTGCCCTTAAATCTTGGTTGGTTAGTTTATAGATATGTTCAACCTTGAGTGTTCCCGTTTCCCATCCGCCCCTACCACAGGAAGGGCAAGGCACTTCACGTTCTCTTGGCTTATATGAGCAAGCAATAACCTTGCCGTTCTTGTCGTCAAAACTGGTTACAGTTACCTTATTGCCTTGCCATGTGAACTTTGAGCCTATCCCTAACCTGTCACGGGGTCTTGTAATATCCCATCGCCCTGGCATGCTACGTAACATCTGGTAATTATGGTCAACTTGTTTTATGATAAACGGTTTCCTGTTGTGGTAGTGTTCAAAGGAATGGCAGGCGGATATATTACTAGCGACTATGGCTAGTGTGTAGGAGTAATCATCAAAAGAGAGTAATTGCTCTTTATAATATCCAGCCCCCCAAGAAAAGGCATCAGGGAATTTAGAGCAATCATCAATATCAAAATTCAGCCCGCCTATAATGGCAAGTTCTAAAGCATCGTGCAATGTAGCTCTAAATCTTGCTTCGGAGAATGGTTTTACCTTTCTACCACGACTCCATACATGAGTTACCAATGTCATCGCATCTGATAGTTTAACTTCTTCCATTTTAATATCTCCTTTCAGCATATATTATTTTACTCATCTCTTAAACCATTTCAGTAAAGCCCGTGCTATTTCCTTATCATACATTTCACTTTCAGGGTCATTAAGGTCTTCAATACATACACTAAAAGGACACTGTGGATATTCCTCATTGCCTAAACAAGTCGGATATAAGTCACATCCCGTATCGGAAAAGATGCGTTCTCTTTCCGGTAATGATACCTTGTTCTTACTTCCCTTTGTTCTCATAGTCGCACTACTTATTGTTTAACCCCAAATAAATGTTGCCTATTAGGTGTTGGCTCAATCATTAGCCCACCATCCCTTAACGCCCCAAGTATCTCAAGGGGCGTGGTTAATAGCTTGCCATCCTTGTAATGCTTGGTTCCCAGAGCTAATTCATTTCTAGTTGCATCAATAAGAACTATTGCCTTTTCCAATGCGTCCATTTCCCCCTCCTTTTATAAAGCCTGCCTTACATAGCTTAAGACTCATTTACGCTTCACCAATAAATATAAGATAATAGAGTTTGTAACTAAATTAACAGATTGTGCTGTGATAAATACTGTATCCTTAATATAGAGAGCGTGAACTAAGTAGCATATCAAGGCACCTACTAAGAAGGTATAGGTACACAAGGAGATACCCGATGTCTTGCCCGTCTTGAGTATCTTCCATAATTGGGGCGGTGCCACCAATAACCCAAACGCAACACCTATCCAACCAATCATTTCCTCTCCTTCACTTGCTTAATCCGCTCATTGATCTTCCAGACCTCATCTAATTGCCTTTGAAATTCGCTGTGCCAGAATTCAATCCAAGCCCCGCACATCTCAACTGTAGTTTGATGCCTTATCCTTTCAGTCAATAGAAAATTTAGATATACCCCAGTCTCAATGTCATTCAGGGTTTTTACGTCTACTTTGTGCGTCTTCTTATCAAACTTCATTTTGCCTCCTTTAGCAATGCTTTAACATCACCCTCTGTATCAAATAGGGCTATCCTTAATGTGTTCTTTTTACAACTCACACATTCCCCCTTCCACGTGATAAACTCTTTAGGATATTTGACCACATCGCAGTTCTCACAATAAGTTATCCTTAATATCATTACATCACATCCAACGGATACCGCCAGGTCATCCCCCTTTCTTTGTGAACTCCAAATATATTCTGGGAAGGATGGGATGATATACCTAGCTTCTTCAATGCCCATTCATCATCCGAGACCAGCGTTGATACCATTGAAAATTCATACTTGGAAGACATCTCATAACCACCAACACGGAAGTGAAAGTGTCCGCCCAATGCGTAGTCAAAGCCACCAAATTGAATGTACCAAGCATCCAACCGTCTCTTAATAGCAAACAGAGGAATACCACTATAGCTTTGTATGCCATCCAAATGAGTACAAAAAAACCTAAACCCCATGACTTCAACAATATCAGCAAAGTTTTCGTGGACATTTATTGTAATACCCTTCTTGCCATCAAAGTATGCCTTTAACAAATCATATAATCGCAAGTCTTCCCTTGAGGTCTCTGGGGCTCCCCTATCATAACCATGGTTACCAGGGAATGCCTCAAAGATAACCTCTGCGAATTCCTGCTTCAATGAACTAATTAACTTAACAAGGGTGGGGAAGGCAACTTTAGTGGTTTGGTCCCTTGCCCCCCTACTTACCGAACCAATCACTGAACCTTGAAACTGATTCTCGCCTTGAGTATTGTCTCCAGTATCAAATACCCGTATCCTATTAATTGGATACATATTCCTATGAAGTGTTATTATTGTCATTGTGGAGTCAAACACATTATCCATTCTCTGTTTATAGACACCCTCATCATAGGAAGGGGTTATTTTACAAGCGTGTCCATCCCCAATATGAAGCCCAGCCTCTTCCTCATCACCTCGCCTTGCTTTTTTCTTTTTGTATTCCCTGATTTCAACTGGAGGTAAATTGACTATAGGCTCCGCCTCGCTTTCAATAACTACTGTGTGCTCCTTTACACCTGAATGAATCCCCCTCTCTCTCATACGCCTTTCATAAGAAGACGCAAGCATACCATATTTCTTTGCCCTCTTCACTCTATCAGATTGACTGGAGTCTACAAAGAACTTAACTTCCTCAGTCCATTCCTTTGAATTTAATTTAGGTAGTGACATTTATCCCTCCCATTCTTTTAGTTTGGCTTGCTCCCTATCTTTTATATGATTAATAACACTCATTGCCTCAACATTCCCATCTTTTGCCTTTATGAGAAATAGTAGCATTAGGAAATTATCTAAATCCTCCACCACTTCTCTTATCCCTGCCTCATACCCTTTACAAAATCCAGTGCCACCGTCAGTATCTGGGGAACATCCATATTCCCCCCAACACTTCTCCCTGATATACTCTTTAGCTTCCATTATTTACCTCCATTAACCTAATCTTTTCCTTTAGATTAGCCTTGATTGCTTCTCGGTCTATAGGGTATTGTTTAACTGTCATAGTCGCTATTCGCTCTAACCCAGCAACCTCATCCTTGGTCATCACATCATATTGAAAGGACACCTTCTCTATGTGGTCATCATCTATGGTCTGGTGACACCCCTTCTTGCCCGTAGCCAGATTATTCTTACACAGAGGCCAGACATTTCTTAAATCCCACCTGACAGTCTTTCTACCCCTGCGGTATAAGTGGGCTACTTCAATGTTTTCTATGCCCACATACTCCCCACACCTCTTACAGTAACCACCAGAGATTAGGCGTACATACTTTCTAACTAAATCGTCTAGAACGGCATCACTAATCTTCTTCATAACTCTAACTCTCTACTTCATTGCCCCATTGGGCATCTATCTTCTTCGGGTATTTCATCTATTGTGAAGGACAACCCAATATGGTTAAAGTGGTCATGCTTTTGTTGATATTCATAACCATCTTCGGTCTTAAAATTACCTAAGAATATGCCATATTTTTCTTTTGGGATGCCATTTTTACCAAGTCGCAAGGCAGAGTAATGGATTTCTACCCCCATACGAGATATTTTGTTTTCATACAGGTATTTCTCATACTCCTCATTGCTCTCATCACCATTTCTCGCCCTTCGATTACCCCTTAGAGAGACAAGGACAGCGTCTACTTGGTAGACCATCACCTTATGTTCTCTCTTCCAGTCACCCCACATAGTAGTAACCAATTCCCCACAGTGAACTAATGGCTCTGGTGCGTGGAACAAAACAAGTTGTCTCAATTCATCATCAAATCTTTTCATCCCCTTCTCCTTTCAGCATATATTATCTGATACTTCATTTCTTAACTCCTTATGCCATCCAGCTTTCTTACTTATCAACATATTTCCTACCACCACATTCAGGGCATCTAGTGTTATTCTGCCCACTTCTGATATATCCCTTGCCCCAGCATTTGCGGCATTTAACAACCTCTCGTATGTTGTGTAGATTAGCCCCATAATCAACAATGCTAAATGCGAATGTTCTACCAGTAGCCCTACCCTTAGGGGCTTTAACCTTACCAACAGTTAGCAAACTTTCACCCTCGCCAAAGGGGTCTATCTTTAACACGACATCGGCATAACGCTCTGACCTCTGCCCACCCTCAGCAAACTCCTGCCCTTTGTTCTTTTGAAGCACTAGGGTAGCAACGCCAACCCCAGTTCTATCCTTAATTGCCTTCATAACTCGGTCTATCAAGTAGTATTCCCCAGGCAACGAAATCCAGTCTATAACATTGTGGTGGTCTGCTTCTATATAATCCTCGTAGTCCGCCCCAACCGGAAGAAGCTCAAACCTGCGCTTGCCATCGCCATTTTTCCAGTTTACCCAATTCATACGCCTCATCCTACGCTTGAATTTCGGGCTTGCCTTCCTGTTATCTGCTGTATATTCACTCCCCATAAGGATTGTGGGTAACAAGTCAAGATTTTCACCCATTATACTTAGCGCTATAGATGTCTTCCCATAGTTTGTATCACCTGTTATCAATATCAAATCTCCAGCAAAGACCTCAACCATATCATCAATACCAAATTCCGATGATGTATAAAAATCACCATCACCTGTTTGGGCATAAGCCCTTGGAAATCTGAAGCCTAATGGCTCTTCATCATCTCCATCATCCCAGTCCACAGGTTCTACGGGAACGAGAACCTTATAATTAGCATCATTAAGACCAGACGGCTTAACTACTCTTTGGGATACCATCGTAGTAGACATCTGCGTTCTCAGGTTCTGGTCTTCCTTACTACCAGGCTCAATCTTTAGGAATACCCTAATATCCCGAACTCTTTATATTTAGTCTTTCGTTTAGAGGCATTGTCCCTCATTTTATTTACCTTATCAGAAAGAAAAAGAACTTGTGCCTTGAGTTGTTGAACCGTATCCCATTGTCTCTTAGACCAAGGCTGCTCACTTTCTTGATACACATACTCAATCTTTGGAGTGATAGGCATATTCATCATCATCTCTTCTCTCAAACAATCCATTAGACCTTCCATCCTGTAGTGGGGATTCTTCAATGCCTCATTGTGGTACTTCCAGGGACTATACATATCCATCCTTCTAACCCCTCTAATAGTTATTCCCCTTCAAGATGGGGTGGATTAACTTCTGGAAAATAATGTATTAAGTCATCTTTATCAGGTAAGTAAAATCCCAGTTGGTGTTGTATGGCATCCCAATTTCTTCCAATGGCCGCCCACCCCCTACAACCTTGTTCACCACAATTACAGGGTAGCGTTATGAACCACCTATTATAATAATCTTGGTCAATATGACTAGCCCTGCGATAAACAGACTCAAAAGTTTCCATTGTTATTTCTGGTTGCCATCTACTCATTTCCTTCTACTCCTCCTAACCTAGATTAAACCTATCTGCGACTTTTCTTTCAACAGTAACTATGGTGTCATTATGCCATCCACCGTGAGGCACTAATAATATTCTAGTTATTTTAAAGCCATAGTTCTTTCCAATGCCTCCACTATTCCAACTAAATGAAATACACTTACCAGCCATCTTTGTGATACGGGCAATTTCCCTTTTAAGATTAGCCCAATAGCTAGATTGTGTAGTTTTCATATTGACTGTTTTCCCTAGAGATTTATAACATTCAGCCACTTGGCGTGGACTGTAAGGCGGGTCAAATAATACTCCACTAACACTTTCATTATCAAATAATTTAAGATAATCCAGGGCATCATAATGATGGTCTGTCGGGGCATTAGGATTAAGGTCATTGGTTAAATAAGCTGGGCTATTCCATCCCGCAAAAGGGTCAAGCCACATCACATCTTTTCCCATTTCCCCTTTTAGTAATTCTGCTATTGGTTTTATCTTAAATGTCTCGCTATTAGGCATCGCCCAAATCCTTTTAATATACATACTTCTCCCTATTCCCTTTCCATAAGGGGACTGGGGCTTTTCAACCCAGACCTTATTGATGCTATCGCAATGTGCTATCTTACACCATCCCCTCCATATCCATACTCCTCCTACTTACTAATAGGGGCTAAACTTGCCACCAATTTTTTATAGATAGCTATTCTGCGTTTGTCATAGGTAATATTTAATTTGATATTGCATTTCTGTAATCTAATAGCACCTTTCATCCAGTGGTTGAAATTAAGTTGGCGCTCTAAATCTTCCTCATATAGTTTCAACCTAGCGGGGTAGCGTATGTTTTTATCTTTTGAGCAACAGCCACAACCTACGCAAATCTCACCATAAGAGTCGGGGTTAATACAATCTCTCTGGACACCGAAGCAAATTGCACCTGATACTTTGTTCATCCCTCTTTATTCCTCCTTATCCTTTAGGGTCTGCCCGAACTTTTCATCTGCTCTTTCTTTTGCAGTCTTTCTAGTTATCAAGTAATCCAAACTATCCCTAACCAGTAGCCTCAAATAGCTATCGTCGTTTGGAGCTAAAGAAAAGTCCTTTTCCAACTCAGAGATTATCATCTCCCTCTCCTGCTTCTTGGCTTCTTCTATATCAACCTTGTGTTGCTGATAAACCTTACCAAGAATCTCATTTACCCTAATGTTTACCTCATTTGTTCCTGCTTCTGTATCAGGAATGAGGGCTAGGAGCTTGTCTGTCTCTTCTCTTATATCGCAAAAACAATCGGGGAATAGCGTGGTAGGAGTATTATATTCACATTCGCTACAGCTAGTATTGTCTTTGGCGAAGCAACAAATTATCCTAGCTATCTTCTCCCTGTCAGGTCTATCCAGCTTCTTTACTCCCTCATCTATACTTCTTACAGTTTCCTTAAATTCACCAGAAGCCTCGTGCCATTCACCATCATCTCCAAGAACCTTTAGCCCTTTCTTTTCATATTCCATTTGATTTTCTCCTCCTTGACCTAAAGGGGCTACCGCACGCAACTTATAGCAGTGTCTAACGCTTACTCGCTTTCACCCCAACTAACTCCCTAGCGGGGTTCGTGAATACCCAATCAAGGACTCACAAACCCCACCATTGAAAAGGACTTACTTTTTCTTCTTTTCTACCACAATGCCTGTATCAAGATAAGACTCAAAGACCTTGGCAACTACAAGCACATCAAGGGTTTTAATATCCTCGCCACTTTGGACCTTCAGAGAACACCATCGCTCAGCCACATCCAGGGACTTCTGCCTCTCTATGCTCTTCCTCGTAGGGTCAAAAGGCTTTAGCTGTTCAGGGGTTGGCTCATCTTGTTGTAGTGGCGGGTCATCGGATTTCTGGGGTTCAGGCAATTCCCCCTCTACCGCTTTGGCGTCTGCTACATAGGTTTTACCCTTGTAGATTTCCCAGTGTAACATCACCGCCTTGCCTTGTTGGAATAAAGGGTGTAATTGACTTCGCTTTTCCCCTATCTTTACCTCATCTCCCCCACCCTTAGGCGTTACCCACAGATTATTATATTCGTCTTCCCTTGTTACCCCGACCACAATTATCGTTTCTTTGTCTGCCATTACTTCTTCTCCTCAACTTGAAATGGATACCGCTTCTCTAGTTCCCCTACCAACAGGTCGCTCTCTGCTAATATCCTCTCTTTGTTATATCCCGTTCCATCTACCGTACAATCCCACGTTTTAATCCCCTTAACACTGGTTGATACATTCACCCTATACCTTAGACCTCGTTCCTCTTCCATTATTTCTTCTCCTTCACTTGTGGGATTGGTGGATTAGGTTGACTGCTTGGAAATTCCTCCTCGTGAACACAGAATAAATGCTGAACTGGGTACTTCTTAACGTGTTGCCCAAATTCATCTACATACCCCACACAAAGCAAATCCCCCTTTTGATAAGTTGCGTAGGCATCCTTGAATTTTACAGGTTGACTACTATTTTGAAACCAAAGCTCTATTTTCATTCCTTCTCCTTATCCCTTAATCTTATTTCATCAAGGTTCATTCAATTACTTCTAGTTGAGTTGCGATTGTAGCCTGTGGCTCAGTGGTAATCTTGACAAAATCAGGCGGATCAGCCTTCGCTATCTTCTCAAAGGCTCTAGCGTCTAACTTCAATGCCATTTTGTGTGCCTTAGCCCAATCAAAGGCAATCTTGTTCTCATAGGTTAGGATTGTCCGCTCTCTGATACCAACCCCTTTCGCTGGTGTTTTATTCCCTGTCTCAGCATAGGCTTGTAGTGTGAGTTCACGGAGCCTAGCTTCCTCTTCCCTTACGAATTCATTGGCATTAAAAGCGTTGTCCAGAAGGTCTTTATGCTTTTCTTCCCACTTCTCAAGTTCCACGGACTTAGCTTCACTATATGCTTGAGCATCCTGTCGTGCTGCTGCCACGATTTCAATTTGTTCCTTTAATTGTTCAATCATTTTTATCCTCAAGTTTTACTTCATAGTCGTGTTCTCTAATTAAGTGATTGTGGAGTTTCCACCTATTGAAATACCACCTGCCACATTCTTGGCATCTAACCATTCCATTATTCATCATTTACCCCCTAGAGCCTTTTTACATGCTGGGCAATTCTCCAGGATATGGTTTACCACTGTTAAATCACCCTTACCACCGCCAGTTATCATTGCTCTTAAAGCAGTCCTGGAAACGCCACATCTTAAACAGACATCGTTGTCAGCATCCTTCCTACCTACCACCACTGAGTCTCTACCTATAGTTCTTTGATGTCCTTGATAATCAAGGTATATCTGGCATCCAGAACAATAACCCTCCTGGCATAAAATCGGTTTATACGGACATTCAGTTCCTTTATGATTTATCATTTCTTATACTCCTTAACACATTTAGAACAAACTACCTTTCTCGGTTTGCGTTTTCCCACTAGATTGCCTACAAGTATTTCCGTGCCGCAATCTTCACACTTCATTTTAACTGCTGGTTTCATCTTCTCCCCCAATAGTAATCCACATATAGTTGAATATATCTCTTGAACCATCGCCAAACTATATTCTGGCGTTTCTTATGGACTATTTGGTGAATGCGCTGCCTGGATATATCCCCAAACTGCTTACCAAGAGTACCACCAAGACCAGGCTTATAGAGTTGTCTTATTAACTTATTGCGTTCTTTTAGCTCTTTCATTTCTTTACTTGCTGGCTCGGTGTTTATACTGCCTGTCAGTTCGCACTCAATTAAGAGCGGGTGGCGCCTACCGATATTCAGGACACCAGCCTTTTCACCTCCACCTTCTATTATACAATTTAATTTATTCCCTGTCAAGTATAATGTCAAGTATCCTCGCCGACTGACAGACATTTGTCCCATTCGGCCTCGTCTAATCTTCTCGTGGTTACTAAGTATATCTGATGAATGCGTTGGCGTGATAAACCAAACATATCCCCTATCTCTTGATAAGTGATACCCATTACCCTTAGCGACACTACATCTCTATTTCTGGTTGATATATTGCGGTGATGCTTTATGTGGCAAGAAGGGCAAACGGTTATTAAATTGGAGAGAGAGTTGTCAGGCTTATTGGTTGCTCCATACCCGTTGTGGTCTTTGTGGTGGACATATAGCCTGGTGGAGACTTGACCGCAAACTTGGCAAGTATAGTTGTCTCTAGCTAAAACGAGTTGCCGAATTCTGATGTATGCTTTTGAAAGTTTCTTGACCCGTTCCTTCCTCGGCTTAGCATAGCCACTCAATATCTGGTGAACTCGTTGACGAGAGACATTAAAGATTTTTCCAATAGAACTGTAGGCATAGCCCGTATCCTTAAGTTCCTGCATTTGTGCTTTTCTTTTATCCATATCTTAATACTACCACAGTATTGATTACTTGTCAAGTTTTTATTGACACAATGATATGATAAAGTGTTTGCCCTAGTATGTCAAACCGATTGTCAAGGGAATAAAAAGGAGGAGAGCTATTGCTAACTCTCCTCACCTCGCTTATTCTTTACTTTTCAGCCTTTCTTGTTTTCTAGCCACCACTCACTTTTCTAATAGCATCATCTTTTATTCGTTCAATATCCCCTTCTCTTAATGCGATAGTTATAACCAATCTCTTTTGTGCTATTCTGTATCGTTGCTCTACCTCATATCCATCGCCTTGAAATTTCTCTATAAATCTGTTGAGTAGTCTAATTAAAGAAGCGTTCATCCGAACCAGCTCACTGCTCCAAAACTTATACTACTGGCAGACAATGCTCCTATTATAAGATAGATAAACCTACTATTTCTACGGATACGCCCATTCTGTTTTTCTAATAGATTCTTAACATCCTCAATGGAACGCCAAGTGTTCAGAGACCGTTCTTCCAATCTGCTTAATAACTCATCCCGTTCTTTAAGCTTCATCTTATAATCCCCCATATCATTAGTCCGGTAGCAACTACATATATACCTATAACAAACTCTAATACATCGTGATAGGAATTATCCTGTTTTCTCCAGTCATTCATGATTTCATAAGCTAAGAATGATAGGCATAGCGATAGGCATAACATAGGGATATAAAAAGCCGCCCAAGCTGCAATCCCTCCCGCTACATAATGAAACGCGTTCCGATATTTCATTGTCTTAGTTTCCTTACCGTGAACCCGCACCAAGCCACCATGAGAAGGCACAGGATGCAAATCGAGGCGATTAACTCTATAGTGTTAAGTGAATCACCTATTATAATGCCACCACTAATTAGATGATTAAAAACCCACACTGCCAGAACAGCAGTCCCAATGCTCATTGTTAAGGCAATCCAGATAATTAAATCGGTGATAACTTCACCTCCTCTAATGCCTCAACCTTTGATGCTAACTCGTCAATCTCTTTATATAAATCCCTTGCGGGTTTTCCTATGGGTGGGTCTGGTTCTTCATAAGCATAAGGTAAAGCACCAACCTTGCCCGCAAAAATTGGGGGAACGCCAATAGCTATTTCAGGGCAATTATTGAGTTTAGCATCTGTCCTGACCTTTTGAGTAACTTTCTTGTCTTTAGATATAATCCATATTCTTCTCATATTTCTCCTTATGAGTGAGTAATCTTAATAACCGTGCCTGCTGCTCCAGCATTACCTACAACACCATTGGCCGCCACACCCGTTCCATTGACCGCCGAATCACTTTTTGCCCCAGCAGCACCAGCCGATGCGGTCTCAGTTCCTGCGGTAAAGGTATGATAAATAAGTAAAACAAGACCTCCGCCACCACCACCTCCTCCGCCTGAACCACCAACACCATCATTGCCAACCCCATCAGCAAAAGCAGTTCCAGCATCTCCGCCATCGCCTCCATTGGCAATAATAGAACTTCCAGTAT